CCCAGGGCTGTTAGCCCTATAAGCCCGTCTAGGCGACGGGCAGCCAACGGCGTTTTAATACGACTGCGCCGTGCAGCGAAGAACGCTCTAAGTGCAGAGCATCCCTTGAGACAGGACGGTTTTTCAAGTCGTCCAGCTTTAGGAAACTCTTCGTCAGAGCACCGTACCCTTGAAGTGCATCAGTGTGGTGCACTTCTTCCGGAGACCAACATCGTATTTCACAACGTTGGTAATCAGGACGATGGCGATCTTTGATTTCTCGAAGAACGCCCTTATCTCTGAAACCGGGAAAGGAGTAACGGCCAAGGCCACCGAACTCTTCAGATACGTGGGGCAGAGGCCCCAATATCCTCTCAACTTTTTGAAAGATGAGAGAGGCGGCGTGCCAGTAACCCTTTTTGTAAAAGGCATTGGCAGCGGCAACCCAAGAAATGAGTTCAGCAGCTTGCTTCCGGTTCTTAGGGACATCTCGCGTCAGGTACACAGGGGTGACCTCGTACCCTCCGTAAGCGTCTACACCACATGACTCTCTAAAGTTTCCACTGTAGAAAGTCTTATTGGTGTTAACCTTGCAATTGTACTTTCGCAGGTTTTCAAGAACCGCAATCGCATTCGTCACGGGAACAACGATATCGTCCCCATAAACGTGGACATCACGAGAAACGGTAAAAATGTTTCTCTGTGTCACAGGGAGATTGTTCTCCTTGAGGAGAGCCATTACACATAAAGTGTAAAAGTACATGGCTTCCACAGGAAAACAGAGAGCACTTCCCATTGAAGCAAACTTCTTCAAGTCATGAACAACATGACCAGTAGGAAGTTGCGCCTTCGTCGACCGACAGGCATCAATCGCATCCCTTAGATCGGGATTTGATCGAAACATTTCCAGAGCAAGGTCTCGTGGAACACGATCACTCGCATCTGAAAGATCAATTGTTGCTAATTGACCGTCAATCGAAGCCTTCAAAGCTAAAGATTGATTAATCGACTGGTCACGGAAATTAATGTGGCCTTTCGTCAACCAATAGGACTCGAGAGCGTCATAGAGCACGCTCCTTATCCCTTGTTGCACATACTGCATGCAGCATGGCTCAATAGCGATGATACGGGGACCTTTCAACGTCTTCGGAACGCAAACCACCCTTACGGGCGGCTCATCGCTCTCGGCAACGATCGTTACTCTTAAGAGCTCCTCACTTTCGGGTGGACAACCCAACGGAAGTCCATTACCGATCAGAGGGAAATAAGGCTCTAGACGATCATGCCAATAACCCCAATCATACTTCTGGTTCCAGAAATATGTTCGGCAGTTGCTCCAGGACCGTGTCTGGGACTGCAAATCTCCAACGAAATCGGAGATAAGACAGAATTCCACAACACATCAGATATATGGCAAAATTCGTCATATTCTGATTTTGGAACCGAAGGCGTCGACATGGATAGCTCCAGGTCGATGTAGTTTTTGAGTGAAGCTTGCGTCCGTTGTGGTGCGCAGGCAATCTCAATCTTCTTAAACGTGAGACATATCTGCCTGACGCTCTCGATAATCGAGTATGTGTCCTCATGTGTTTCATCGTTCATCCTCCCTGTCTTTTGGTTGAACAGCAGACCGATCATTCCTTGCAAAAATGCAGGGTGAGATCCAGCTTTCCGGAAATTCTGAAAAGCTGATGGGTCAATTACACGATTTGCAAGACTTCTCTCGAAGTCCGCGCAGAATCGTGGTAGGAGTATCGTAAGAAACGACATTCCTTCTGATTCAACCCGTGTCCTCAGAGTTTCGAGGTCACGTAAATCAAAGACATCAGCGATGCATCTGTTGCAAGCGTCTCTATAGACTGCTTCCAACAACTTCAGATGGTCACTTGCGTTGCTTTTCATGTCACTCTCCTCATTTGGAAAGAAAACATCAAGCCACGCTTTTCCTTGTGCTGACCCCATAAAGCATACCATCATTTTCTACGATAATCGTTCAATTAAGAACGATATCCACCTCAAGTAGGTCACTGCGCCCATCTATATTGGAGGGCGTCCACATTTAAAGGCCGCGTTCTCATCGGCCAACAGTGTACTTGAAGAGGAATTTGATGGAATGGGGGAATCAGTCAAACTGTAATCCGGTACAGAAAATACTCAGGACTCACGTCCAAAGAGTTTCCCTGATGCCGTGCTGTCAAGCCAGGTTTTTAACCCGGCGATTAAGTCGTATTGGTTAGTTGCAGTAAACCCGTAAACGGGTCTCTCGATAACCAGATACGTAGACAATGTCTCGTAGTCGTTAACAGCTGTTAACGGATCCGCGACAATTGCCCGCTGATCGACCCGTACCAGAGATCGAATTCGACCCTTGGATTCGGTATGGCTAACGGTCATGGTGAATGTACCATCAGCCTTCGCATAGACGGATTTGTTTCCGTCTGACATAATGCGAGGCATCGATTGAGCGACTGTAGCGACAGTAACAGTTTGTGGATCAGAAAAAGCCATGGTTGACCTCCTAAAAGTCAAATTAGGTTGGTTAATCAAGGACACCGGGCACCGCCTAACATTCGGTTGCACGGCTAGAAGATCCCTTGATAAGATAGACCTTAGTGTAATCCAAGCCTAGTTGGCTTGGAAATGCCTAGGGCAGCTAAGATCGACAATCTCCACGGTGTAAGAGTTGACCATGGAGAGCCAAAGCCAAAAGGACTATCTGCTTCACGTCGTAACTTAACGTCGGTATATCTGACGAAAGTCATTCGGACGTCACCATGAAGCGCAGGCAGGATTTGTGTAAACACCTGTCTCTTGACTTCATGACTCATAACATACAGATAGCGGCACACAACTCCGTCGAGAAGGTATTCCTGAAGTCGATCAATATTTCGACCGATGTTCAGGCCCCAATCGGCGAGCCATGTCCACGGTGTTGCACGCCAGAGGTTAGCTGGAGAGACTCTCAACCCATACATAGTCATGTGACGTTGTATCGTTGAGATGATCCCTTTATTTTTAAAGTAAAGGTTCTCGTCCAACTCAAATTCAGGCTTATACCACTTAAACTTCCCTGCGGAAGTAACCAGTGTGTACGTCTCCTCCCGTAACTCAACAGTGGGTTGCGTCCCGGGGCGACAAAAGTGACTCATTCCGGCACCATCCAGACTTACGGGTTGTAAACCCCAGCCTGGACCGGAATATATCACCTTCTCCTGAAAATCCTCCTTCAAAGACCTGCGGTACACCTTCCATTTGTCGTTGCCGTTTCCCATTCGTGAGAAATACGCAGCGCTATTCTGATATGCATTATAAAACTTTTGCAAATCAGACAGGAAGGGCGCCCAGCCAAATTGCTGGTTGAGGTACTCATCGGACGCAGCTTTAGGCTGCATCTTCCAAGGTAAGTGGTTGTTTCTGGCCACACCCGGTGAGACATTCTGTGATACGGTTTTCCAAACATTGGCAAAACTCTTCGCAGATGTCGCGAGCATGCTAGGTATTTCCGGACTTTCCGATAAAAATACATAGCCACTTGCCATCTCAATTTTAGGCGCAGACCTAGCCCACGCCTCAGGTCCCCACTCAGATGCAATATCCGACACAAGGAAATTAGTTCCGAACAACTTTTGAAAGTCCCATACAGAGTATGGGGTGCCTTTCCAAGTTGGGTCCGGAAAGCTGGGGGCACCAAACCCCCCACGAAAGCGAATCGGGACATACCCGTACGGCTGAATGCTCGTATAGGTTCCCGGATTGGTTTCGTACTGGCCGATTCCTTGAATGGTATTTCCTCCAGAGACATCGACACGTATAGACGTGAACGGACCACCTGTAGTCCATCGTTTCTTAACACGCTGATGTTTATCATCAACTGTTAATTGGCGCATCGTACAGTTGTCCACAACAGAAATGGTTGCGGTACCCAAAGGTACCGGCCCTTGCCCTGCTAAGAGCGCAGGCTTCCATTTCCCATCCACAAAGCAGTCAACATGACCGCAAGGGATACGCGCGTCCCCATTGAACTTAATCAATTGGGGCAACGCCGTAAAACGTTCACGATATCGAAGTCCTGGCACATCGAGTGTCATTACAAACTCCTTTTGGAAAGTCGTTTGGTCAATAATATGACCACTTTGCTACTGCGGTTACGACCATAGGATTCCGTCTTACGCCTCTCTCGCGAGAGGCCAGAGGATGGAAATCCCCATTGAAGACAACCATCGC